TTCACCTTTCACTATCGCATCCGATAATCCGTTTACAAGGTCTTGCTTCCAGTCTTTGAATTTCTTATTAGCTGTTTCAATTTCAAGTCCTAAATCAACAAAAGCGTCAGTCATCCAGTTAAGGGATTCGGTTTCTCCATCATTACCGGTCAAGTTGTTGTATAGGTTATTAAGCTCAGTAAAAATTACAGAGTCCTTATTACCGGTCTCGATTAATCTATCTAACGTATCCTTAACCAGCTTAGTTTTTTTAGCCACAAAATCAAAACTTTCTCCAAATGCTTCATTTTTTTCTATTAATACATCGAGCTGCTCGGTATATTCGCTTTCGACTTCGGTGGGAGTTACTTCGAGATTGTCTATTTTTTCTTTTAGTTTTAGCCATTCATCTGTATATTCCTTGTAATTTTTTAATCTTTTTTGCAGATATACTTTATATTTTTCCAGCGAAATTTGTTCAAAAGTAAACTTATTTTCCATTATTTCATCTTGTAACTTCTGCGCTTTTTTGGCATATTCTTCTTCAATATCCTGTCTTTTTTCTTCATGTAATTTTTTAAGGGCAGTTAAAGCCTCTTCATTACCTTCCACTTTTTCCTGCTCATCTTCAAACCATTGTTCAAGTTTTTCTAATTCCTTTTCTTTACCCTCTGTTCGGATAAGAGCTAATTCATTTTGTAATTTTTCTGCTGCTTGCTTTTCTATTTCATCATACTTATCACGAACTTGCTGCCTAAGTATTTTATATTTTTCTCTAATTTCATCTAGAGCATCTTCTTTGCCCTTCGCTGCATCTAATTCAGCTTGTTTTTGCTGCCTTAATCGTTCTAATTCCTTTTCTTCACCTTCTCTACGGAGAATAGCTATTTCATCTTCATATTGCTCTTCTAATTCAAGTGATTTTTCTTTGGCATTCCTGATAACATCTCCAACCTGTCGAACATAGAATTGTTCTATTTCTTTTAATGTTTCATCACTTGCGCCCAACTGATCTGCCGTAATTAACTTTTTTTTCTTCTCTCTTCTTATCTTTTCTATTTCTTGCAGCCAAGTTGTGCCAATATCGGATAATTTCTGTTCAAAATCATAACTTTCTATTTCTTTATCCAATTCAGAAAGAAAAGTTTCAAGTTCAGTGGGGTCTCCTTCTCCGCCGCCGGTGTCAGAACCGCTATCCCCTTCATCAGCTGAACTTGCTGGTTCTGGTTTTTCTTTTAATTCGGAAATTTGAGTTTTAGTTTCTTTGATTTTTTTATTGATATTTTCAAGTCTTTCTTCTGCATGTGAAGTGTCAACAAATAATCCTTCATCCCCTCTGCTGATTAATTCATTTAATTTTGTTTTTTCTTTTTCAAGGGCGGTTAATTTTTCATTTAATTGTGTAATATTCAATCCATTTATTCCTTTATTTATCAGATCAACTTGTTCTTTAGCATCTTTAAGCCCTTTCACAAAATATGCAATTGCACCAGCAACTGCTCCGCCAACAGCAAAAGGTACAAAGGAACTTGCTAGTCCACTTACAGCTGCTGTTAACCCACCAGCACTAGCAATTGCTGTTGTTAATGAGCTAACAGTTATAGATAGATTACCCATAACTGTTAGAGCTGGTCCTAATGCCGCCGCAACTGCGGCCCCGAATAATACCATGTCCTGCTTTTCTTCTGAAAGGTCATTGAAAGCGTCAACTACATCTGTTGCGCCTTCTACAATATCAGTTAATATTGGCTCTAATTCTTCTCCCAAGTCTGCTAATGATGACTGTAAGTCATAAAAAGCCTCTGCACTTTCAACTAATTCTTCATTATTTTTTCTATATTGTTCATAGACTTCTGAAAGACCAGTGCCAGCAAGTGTTTGCAATACATAGTCAAGTTCTTCTCCGTTTTCTTTTGCTGTCTGCAGGCCTCCATTAAATTCTTCTAAATTAATACCGAATCTCGAAAGCAATTCATCAAACTGCCCAACTGATTCCCCGGACCCAATAGTTTCCTGTAATGATTCGCCTAGATTTTCAAATTTCATTGTGTCAGGGAATTTTGAAACTGCTCCGGATAACTGGTTGACAACCTCTGTCATCTGCTCACCTTTGAATCCGGCAGCAAGTAAACTTGATAATCCTTCAACATTGGAATCTAATTCCCCGGTTACAGCATTAAGTTGAGCCATTTTTTTATCAAGTGTTTCCATGCTAACACCTGCAGAAATCGCATTGTTTTCAAGAACAGAAATTTCTTTCCTAAAATCCCTAGTCCCGACAGTTAAAGCTGTAAATGCAGCCATAAGGGGTAGAGTGACATTAGTATTAAGTTTCTGCCCAACATTTTTCATTCTATTTCCCACTTTTTCCATGTTGTCAGCGGCAGCCCTCATTTTTCTGCCAAATTCGCTGGCCTTTCTTTTTGTTTCTTCCAGCTGGTCAGTAAAGTATCCCAATTTATTTTCAGTTTCAATTACTTCACGCTTAAAGGCTCTGTACTGACCGTCATCAATCTCGCCTTTTTTGAACTTTCTTTCCACTTCTTCTTGAGATTGTTTTAATGCATTAAGTTTCTTTTTAGTTTTTTCTACTTTATCAGTAAGAAGTTCTTGTTTTTGCCCCCATAGTTCAACTGAATCAGGATTAAATTTCAAAGCGCGATTTACCTTATAGAGTTCTCTACTTATTTTTCTGGACTGTTTATTAACATCCTTTAAGGCTTTATTCAGTCCTGTGGTCTCAGCCCCTATTCTAACCGTAAGGCCCTTTATTTGATTTGCCATATATGCGCCTCCTTTCTAATAAAAGACTCAACTTAAGCATATTCCCAAGCTAATTGAGTACCATCTTTTAATCTCCCTGCATGGTTTTGTTTTCCTTTGCAAGTTTTTGATATATTAGTTGTTGGAATATCATACTTTTTCCCAGCTTCTGTTACACTATCAAATACTTCATTTGTAGTTATACAAATAACCTTTTTGCAGTTTTTTCTAACAAGTTTATTTAAGCTATAATTCTTACCTTCTTTATAATATTCGAATTGCAATCTTCTGTTGTCATTCTCGTTTTTAGAAAAACAACTTTTAGTTCTACCTACAAGAACTTGAGATATATTTTTCATATCTATATTATAGTAATCAGCGGCCTTGGTGATAGAGTAAAAACTTTCATGTCGTTTAAACAAATAATTTTTTTATTATTAAAATGTCCTTCTCCACTTATTTCCTTCCATTGTTTCTTTCTTTTTTCTAATATTTCAGGTTTTTTATAAGATTCTTTTAAAACTTTCGATAGTTTCTTCTTGACCTTCTCGGTGATTACTTTTCTTTTGTTGCCGCCTCCTTCAAAATTATAAACTCCTGTTTTCTTTTTATAATAATTAATCCAGTATATTTCTCTTTTATCTAAATATTTTATCTCAGTTTTTTCTATAATTTTGAATATAAAATTATATTTTTCATATTTATTCCATGCGTTTTGCAAATAATTATTTATATGATAATTGCCTTTTAATTTAGCTAAATGAGCAGATTTTCTCCTATTAAATTTTTGAACTGTTTGCCCCACATAAACTTTACCATTAACTAAATTTTCTATTTTGTATATAACTCCTCTTTTCTTCATTTATCTCAATCCTTTCCTGCAAATTATCAATCCTTTATTAAATAAAAATAAGCATAGAAAAAGGACTGGCGATTGAGTTTCCAGCCCTACGGTTGGCCTACCGTTCTATGCTAAAACTTTATAAGATTTTTATACTCTGCCCATCATTTTATCTATATCAGATTGTGTCGCTTTACGTGGTTTATTAACCTGATTATTTTCTGTACTTATTCCAAAATGAATTTTTGTTAATTCAATAAAATCTAATAAAAAAGTTTGATTTAATTCTTTCAGAGAATAACCCATTCTTTTACCATTTGAAATAATTAATAAATCTAGTCTGTCAGTTGATTTTTCTGTTTTTTTTTACTATTTTCTTGATCTTCTTCTTCATTATCACTATTACCGCTAAAATTTTCTTCAAGCATTATTGCCAACCTAACAAACCAGTTAAAATCAAATAAATTTGGTTCTTCAAACTGATTAAGCCACTCATCGTAAGCGGGAAATTTATAAATATCATTATCAGCTTTATTAAGTGCATAAACAATTTTCAAAAGTTCCCTGTAAACCGAGTCTATCTCTTTTTTTGCTTCATTGATCTGCTTAAATTTATCGGATTCAAACTTTTTATATTTTTCTTGCATACTCCAAACTTGAATGAGAATTTTTTCTATTTTATCTAAAAAGCTGTCCTCAAAATTGTCATAATATATTTTTGGGACCAAGGCAGAAAACCTCAGTCCCAATGTTTTGTCCCAGATATTTATCTTTTCTCTAAGCACTAACTACCAACTCCTTAAGCTGCAAAGTTTGGCATTGAGACGGCATCAAAGAAATTATTATATACAGTCTCATTGTCAGCTTTCTCAATAGTTTTCTTAACAATTTTCTTGTCGTCATATTCATATGGCAGCATTGTGAGATTAGCAGTTTGAGTATCTGGAGTAACCCCGGAATCAGCTGTTGAATTATTCTGTCCCGGCCTTGAAGACTTGCATCTGTAATATACAAACCTGCCAGCGTGTTCATCCCCTTCAAACTGCCCCATCAAAGCGAATTCTTTCTGCTTGCCGTCTACTTCTTCGACTAATGCTCCATCATTATCTATTATCATGCCAACCATTTCAGCCAGTATTTCCTTAGGAATCTTAGCGGCTTCCCAGTCTCCAGTGTAACCATTATTAGTAGTGCTGATATAATACTTAGTATTGTCAGCATAGAAGGTATTTTCATCACCCTCAGGAGTAGTTGTAAGATTGACAGTTCCTTCTACGGCTTGAGGATCTCCATAACCAGTAGTCCCGTCTGCAAGTTCCTCAAAACTACCCATTGTTGCTCCGGTTGTTTCCGTATCAGTGAAAGATATTGAAAATGTTGCATCATTATCTTGAGCGACTTTGGTTGCAAGATATACAACTCC